CTATCCATTAATGAATTAGTAGCTATATCACCGGATTGTTGGATAGAATCCACATCCATTACTTTTAATTCATTACCACCCACATTTCTAATGATAACATCTGTTGAAAACAGTCGTTGTAATCGGGTGAATAAGCTAGTATCTGCCATTTTGTATTTTTGTTATATATATAAATATTACAATAACCATTTAATGTCCTCAAATCCACCATCTGTTTTTATTTGATATGGATTTTTAGGCGTATTGGGATTGTAAGCACCAACATACGTACTCTTACTCATATTACCAAGTGTAGCTCGAGTCATGTCATGAGATTGTTGTTGGAATTTTAATGAGGTATCTCTTAAAAACATTCCTATACCAAAGCTCATTACTAAATCATCATTGTAACCTGATTGTGCTTCTGGTCTACCGTTTTTCCAGACGAATACTTTCATTTCTTCTAATAATCGTTTTGAACGGATTGTTACAGAACGATCACCAACATATTCTCTAAATTTATTTACTACTAAAGGTCGTGTTCTTAAAGACATTGTAAATCCAGGTGTCATTTCAGAACCACCTTCAAATACTCGTAAATACGATTCGGCTGTTAATTGATCAGATTTAGGGGAGTGGTATAAGTTACGGTAACCTCTTTCAATGATAGCGTCTAATGTTGCCCAACCAATTGAAGCATTTTCTACTACTAACATTGCATTATTATATTCGGACCCTAACCCAACTAAGAAATATCCAAATTCTTTAGGTGGTAATTGTCCTTTGTATTCAGCAACTTGTGTATTAGTTGCTATATCAATTACATGGCAAGCGGAAGAGTCTTTACCATCACCTCTGGCTACGTCAGCTACTATTATATACTCGCGTGAATAATCTGCTGGTTCCCATACCCAAAGATTTTGATCTGCTCCTCGACGCTCAAGGGGGTCTTTAATTGTTGTTTCTTTTATAAAATCTACCCATTCAGGGTAAAATACTACGTCACCTGATGTGCTAAAGTCACAATCACATTCTTGTGCTGCTAATCTAGGATCTCCTAGTAATTCATCTTGTCTTTTTCTCCAAGCTTCATCTCTTTCAGGGTGGACATACCATGGAAGTTTGATTGGTAAAAAATCATTTTCAGCATTTTCAGCAGAAACCCAAGTTTTATGAAACCAGTTTCCAGTTCCATATGGAGTTGATAACACAATTGCTCCACCACCAGTTGCTAAGGTTTGTTGTGCTGAGGCCCAAATTTCACCAATTTGTTCAATAAAAGCGGCCTCATCGACAATTAGTAAAGATACGGCTTCTGATCGACCAGCATCACTACTCGCGGAAGTGGCTTTAATTTGAGAACCATTACTTAATCGTAATGACAGTTTATTATTTTCTTCTGCTTGTATTTTTAACCATGAAGGTAAATTATCAAACATAAACTTAACTTTCGTAACCATGTTACGAGCAGTTTCTTGTTTAGTTGCAATACAAAGTACGTTTTTATCTTTATGAAATAACATTAACCATAAAGAATAACCTGCGGCTAATGTTGAAATACCTAACTGACGAGATTTAAGTACAACTGAATATGGATTGTCTCTAAATAAACGTAATGTTTTTTCTTGAAATGGGTATAAATTAAATAAAACCCTACCTCTTTGAGGGTGTTGTATGTGGCAGTATTTTTTCATAAAGTGAGCTGGGTCAGCTGCACATTTTAAATACTCTTCACGGATTATTTGTCTTAGATCTGGTTGACTCATTTGCCTATCTTCCAAAAGATACGGCCTGTGATAACTGGTTGGAAATTTTGGTTAACACCTATACCCAAGCCATATGCTTGTTTCTTTTTAGTTTTATATAACATTTCAGCTCCTAAATAATTTAATTGTTTTGGGTTTCCTGCTAATCCAAGCCCATAATAAAATTCACGTTCATTTACATAAATTGTTTTTTCAATAGTAATTTTAGGAATATTTACTTTATAATTTACTTTACGTGAAGCTATTTTATTTTGAGTAACAGTATCTTCTACTAAAACATAACCTAGTGTATCTAAAGATAAAGTATCTACAAAATAATACTTAGCATAATAATCAGATAAAATAGCATTTGTATCTACATTTACTAAAAAAGTATCTATATCAATTACGATTTTTTCTTTCCATTTAGGAATATAAACAGGAATTTCTTTATTTACAGGAATATATTCAATAGTAGTTTTTACTATTTCTTTTGGTTTTGGTTTTGGATTAGAATTACCAGAACAGTTTCTCATCAGCAAAATTATGATGATAAGAACTACAATAAGTAGTGTTTGAATTGTTCCGAAAACCTTTTTTAAATTCATGTTATTATTCGTCTTCGTCATCCATTGAAGGATTAATCATAGCTTCAATTTCTTTTTTTAGCTTAGTTAAACCTTTTAATTGATCAACGTATTTTTGCTTTTCAGTACCTTCAGCTGATTTATATTTATTTACAACTGATTTCATTTGCTTAACTACTTCACTATATTTAGATTGTAATTTAGCAATTGAAGCATTAGCCGCAATATCTTTTGCTGTTGGTTCTTCATCATCTTCTTCTTTTACCAAATCAGCCATTAAAGTTTTAGTTTTTTCTAACTCTTTATTTAATTCAGATTGATTTTTTACATCATCAGGAGTAGCAGATGCTTCAGATAATTCTGCTATAATAAGTTCTTTAATGTATTCTTTAACTTCAGATTTTTTCATTGTAAAAAATATTTTGTTATAAATATTACAAAGAAAGGGCAGATTTCACCTGTGCAATACGTTCTTCAGTGGAACCTTTAATATTTACTAATTTTTTTATTCTATGTTTGTTAGAATCCAACTGATGTTTAATAAGAAAATTAATAGTTTCTCTATAATTTAAATCTGTTTCACGAACTCCATTATTCTCCATTTCAACACCTTCTGGGGAAACGTAAAATAAATAATCATATTCGTGGATCATTGTTTTAGCAAATTCACAAAATTTTTCAGCATCATAATAATTCATAGATTTAGATGCTTTAGCAAACGCCATAACATCAATAATTGTGCGATCAGTAATGATGTTTTCTTGCATTAATTCGCTTGCTCGTTCAGCTAAAAATACTGCTTGACCTTTAGTTGTTGAATCTGTATTTAAAGGAATACCTAATTCCATTAAATATTTTGAACGTTCTGTTCTAAATGTATAATCTTTAAATTCAGGTAATTCTTTCAACGCATTAACAAGCGTTGTTTTACCTACTGACATTGTTCCGCAAAAACCTATTTTCATAATTGTGATGATCCTGGTGATACTCTATAACTATCTTCTTCAAAGTGTTTGGTAGATACTTCAAAAATTGTTGCTCCTTCCGTAAGTGCTATTAATTGATGTGGTTGACCACGTTCTAAATCTACAATATCTCCTTCAACAATCCTAGTTGATTTAATAGTTGCTTTTTCAGTATCAATCCATTTATATTCAAATTCTCCTTTAGACACATACCATGATTCTTCTTTAATCATATGGTAATGCATTGAAAATTTTTTATCTTTTTCAAATACAAGAAGTTTACCACAATAAGCATCGTGGTTTATAATCCAAAGCTCATAACCCCATGCTTTTTCATATCTATCTCCCTTACGAGGAATTGGTTCATATTTGTGTCCCATTTTAGAATCGGTTTGTTTGTCCTTTTAATCCAGGATTTTTATACCAAGGTAATCCTTCTCTTTCCTTTCGAGCTTGTTTCCATTCTTCTTCTGATTTTTTAATACCATTAAGATAATATTCACGTTTGCGTTTATCACCTTCAGGAATTAATGCTGGTCCTTCCCAGTTGTGAAGCTTGTTATCGAAAACATAAGCAATTGTACCATCAGCTTTAGTAAGCTTTTTTGATGGAGTGTATTTGTGGTTTGATTTTTGTTCCATATTAAAATAAATCTCCTGTTCCTTGATCATAAAGGTACACATGTTTTTTAAATTCTCCAAGCACAGATTCAGCAACATAAATTGCTTGTGCTCCTGACACTGTAATTCCTCTTGCACTTAAAGCATCACCTACAAAATGTACATTTGAATAATCAGCTAATGCTAAATTACTATAATCTACTTTTACCTCAGGTGATAGATATTTCACTTCAGGAATATAAATACCCCAATCATCTTGTAATGTTGGAAATACTTTTTTCATATCCTGGATATCC